CGAACCACCTGTAGTAGCGGGTGTAGTGAAGGGGGTAATCAAAGCCCCTGAGAGGGTACCAGTAGAGGCAATGGTTGAGAATCCCTTATTATCAACATTGATGGAATAAAGATAGATAGCGTCTGAACCATTTTCACAAACAAATCGAACAGGATCGAATATCTTCTTAGCAAAGGGTTCACCAAAATCAATCTCACGGGTTAGGATGTTCTGTACAACTGTTGCGCCATTGTCGGTATTTCCATTGAGTACCTTGTAGCAGAGAGACACTGAGCGAGCATCCCCTCCGACAAATTCTTTCAGGTTCTCACCGAAGCCGAAAGAGGTCATACAGGACATATCCCAATCGCCTTCACGAACAACTGTCCATGAGCCGTTAGGGTCACCTATACGGGCTGCGGCATATGAATCCCATATCAGCCATTGGTTAGGGGTAGTAGATGTGCCTCTTGGGACACCAAGAAGATATAAACCATTTTCAAAGTATCCAACCGAGTTTTCGATAGCATCCTGGTTAGTGTCGTCAAGAATGTCGCGGATAGGGTCGGAGATAACACCAACCTTCAGTTTGTCGAAGGCCGTTCGGGATAGTAGGCGTACACCGTCGTTGGCCAGGTAAATCTGGTCATTTCCAATGTTTTGAACAGTTCTACCTGCCGGACACCCGACCACCACAGAAAGGGGCTTCAGGTTCCAATCAGTAAGGGGAGTAGCTCCATCCATGTTAAGGACATAGATTGAGTCCTCTTTGTAAATAATCAGCTCAAATTCCTTGAACATCTTGAGCCATGTGACTTTGCCACCGCTACCGGAGCGAACCTTAAAGAAGTTTGTGTCACGTACCCACGTTTGCGGGTCAAGGGCGTTGGAGAACCAGACAATATCCCTGTCCGCAACCGTGAGACTTCCAGAGGCAAACATACGGTTGTTGGCCGTCCATTCGGCGAAGGTTGTGCGAGGAAACTTTGTATTGGTGTTGCCCTCATCTGTGACAGCCAAAGCAGAGGTAATACTATGTACGTTGTCTGTGCCGTTCAAGATGAATAGCTTGTCTAACCCTTGTACAAAGTTTGTGGTCTTGTCAGCTGTAAGTGCAGTTAGGCCAGTAATATCATCCCAAGTCAGGTAGTCTGAATTAAGCTCTTGAATCTTGGTGTCTATGGCACGTATGGGTTTGTTATAGGTTGCGCCTACGGCAAAGGTGGTAAGGCCGAGGATGGGTTTGATTTCAAGCGAGTCGGCGGTGAATGCACCGTCATAAATCCGCATGTCATCTATTTCACCGTCAAATGTTCCGTCACCTGCAGAATTATTGCCTAAATATAGATCGACCGCTGAATCATCCCCTATGGTTCCTACTCCGGTCGTGTCTGTGCTGTAAGAGGCAATAGCTCCGTCGATAGCAATGTCGAGGGATTTATCAGCATTATGGATAGCATCGACTTTATGCCAGGCTCCAGTGGACATCGTAGTGGAGGTCACTACGATTGCGTTGGTTGTTCCATACCCAACCTCAAATGTTAATTTAACAGTGCTTCCAGATTGACTCATGGTCCATAACCTAAAACCAACCTTTGTACCAGACCACTTATCAAATATTCTTCCGGTATCGTTTTCCCCATCGGAGTCCACATAAACCCACGCGGAGAGCCTGCAAGCGCCCATGCTGGTAATGTCGATAGTGCTGTCAGCCGGTACAGAGATAGATGAGGTGGTTCCATTGAACGAGGCGCATTGGCCAAACTTTCCAGCTACATATGTGACTCCAGTAGCTGTACCGTCATTACTACCTTTATCGTCTACAGCAGTGGAAGCGTCGAATGTCCATTTTGAAATAAGGGTTGCTGGGTTGTCTCCAGTAAGAGCCAGCCCTTTGCGTTGCTCAACCTTTCCTAACTTTGTGATGATTGAGTTCTCAATGGTGGATGCTTGATTCACCTTAACTGCGGATGGGTCATCCCCTGAATTATGACCGCCTGTGAAGTCAATTTGGACTATCTTGGCGCGGTTAGCGGTGAGGACAGGCATATTAGTACGAGTTCCCGAAGTAGTAGAGATTACGGTCAGCGTGGGACTGCGGGTCTCCGCCATCAGGGACAACCTGGGTAATAAGGTTACGGGGTCTACGGCTGATCCAGAGTTCCTGTACACTGTTATTAAACTTAGATTCCTGCGCCCTAGCCGCAGCCTCTTGCCCATCTTCCCATAGGGCGTCGGCTACCACACCTTCCACTATCTCATTGGCGCAAGGGATGAGCGGAGCATCGTTGTTATTATTCAGTGGCATCCAGCGTTTCTTATACCAGACTTGGGCTGTTAGGGCTGAAGCTGGCTCTACAGAGAACCTTATCCACTTGTAGAATGGGGCGCGCTCACCCGGAGCTAACTTGGCAAGGACATTGGATGTGGTGGTTTTCTCTCTCACTGTAACCACACCCAATAAATCAGTCAGCGAGGCGTTGGATGATCCTTGAGTGACTTGGAGTTCCGCACCTGAATCAAAAGTGTTTGTCGAATCGACATAAGTAGTGCCGGTTAGGGTTATTTCCTCGCCCACCGGCATACCGCTCACTTCGCCTGTTACCCTGATGACCGCAGGACTCACATCACTCACGTGGGTAGAACCAACTTGTATCTTGTCTGCTATAGATAAAAGCGCAGAGCATGACTTGGAACCTATGTCGATGTACTGGTCTGGGTTTCCAGTCTGGACGTTCCCTACGACTTCAAGGTTGATGGCATTGAAGCGAACATGGTCACGAATGTCGTAGGGGGTAATCTCAAAGCCGTGGGTCGTGTCCCACATCTTGATAATTTGTTCAAGGTCATAGCGCAAGGCATAGTCCCGTGTCCCTGCGGTGACGGAGAGGTTATAACTACGGGTAAGCTCACCCCAAGGAAAGCTCCGCATGATGCGGTCATAGCGGGTTCGGCACCAGTCTTTAATCTTGGGGCGAAGGTCATTTGCGTTTGTAGTCGAAGTCGATGTGTTTTGAAGGATCGACTGACAACGAATGATTATCCTAAGGTATGTGTCGTTAATCATCTAGTCTTTCTCAAGTATCGTTTCTAACGGAATCTCATAACCATATTTGTCAAACGCCTTACGTTCAGACTTATATATCAAGTCAATCAATCTTGGTGTATAAGATGCTTCTACTTTTGAGCAATTAGCCATAGGAGTTTCTCTAACAGTTGATTCATTAAAAGTTTCTCCCGACGCATTTAAAACATGTATCAAGTCATCACAGAGGTTTTCCGTCCTACCTACATAATCTAATCCAGAAGTATAGGCATCATATAGCCCACTTAAATGCCCAGGAGTTTCTCTACAACAATTCTCTATAAATTCACTAAACATAAGAGACATACAAACCTTATCTAAGATTGTGTCCTGTCTTGATAATGAAATTCCATTTCCAACTCGAAAACTCCAAAACGAGCGATACCACCATAAGGGATTACGGACGAATGCGAACTTAAAACGATTGTTTATAAGATTAGGGTCGTGACCTTCAGGGTAAGAGTGCATATGATCAACCTGTCTGGTAAATAAACCACCCCTGTTTAATGCTCTATCTACCCAAACACCACCTGTTTTTGGGATGTGGAAAAACGCAATCTTTTGAGTAATCAGCATATTGCTCCTGTAGAATCAATATGATAGCTTCGTACATCCCAATCAGCCATTACAAGACTGCCCTGCTTGTTAGCTTGGTAGCCAAAAGTAACATCAGAGCCGAGAATATCTGGGGCTTCATCAAGAGACTGAGTAAGCTCAATGTTTTTGATACGTTCTGAGTCATAAATAGTGGCCCCAAATCCAGCCGAACCCACAGGCCCAAGCGAGAATGACCTGTCACGAACGAAGTCCCCGACGATGTGGTCGCCTATCTGGTTGATGAAGAAATCAAATGCAACCGGGCTTGAGTTCTTAGTATGACGGTCAAAGGCAATTCCGCAGACTGTCGCTACCCTATTCAACTGAATCACCTTTAAGAACCGCTTGATAATATGTGAAGGGTTTATTTGGTCGTCCTCAAAGGTGAAGAAGTAGCGAGTATTGACCATACTAAATGCCTTCTTATAAAGGCGTGGAATGTTATCCAAGTGGAGTTTCACATCCTCAGACTTCTCGTTAAAAGACAACCGGCTTGGACGAATACTCACATCGTGAACTAGACGCATAGAGG